CCCTTGCAAAGCTTCTTGAACCCAACCGTCCCAGAAGGCTCGATATAGGTGCCGGTCAACTGCTTGGCCAGCGCGATAGACCCGCTGTACCCGCACAGAATCGCGGCACGGTCAGTACCACTCGCGTGGTACACATTATTGGAGACATACACGTCAAACCCGTAGAAGGTCCGGCCCGCATATCCAGCGCCCAGGGTCGCAGAGTTGGCGGTGTCAAGAGTAATCTTGGCAAGCGTCATCTTCTGGAGGAACCACGGGGGCACCACAATCCAGCGGGGCTGCGGCGTATTGGTTTCGTCGAGCTTCTGCTGGGCCAAGGACAGGTACTTCAACACGTTGGTCGAAGTCACGTCCACGCCAGTCGAAGAAGTCCCGCTAACCGCGACACCCGCGCCGCTGTAGAACGTACAAAGGTACTCGTCTACCTCATTCGCCAGACTCCAAGCCGCCTGGTCCAGGGCCGCGCCAAGCACCTTCGGCTTGGCCTGCGCATTCTCTGCATCATCGAGCCAGAAGGCATAGTACTTGCCTCTGTCGATGCGCAATTCCTTCTGCGCCGATCCGAGCTGCTGGACAGTAAGCACTCCGGTAGAGGTATTCGTGTAACTGTTGACGGCAACGGTTCCGATTTCGTTAATCTTCACCACGTCGCCAAAGTCACGAATCTCGCCCTCGTATTCCTTCGTACAGATGTTACCGTACACCAGCAGATCATTCAGGCGCGCAAGAACCTTACCGCTCCAGATTTCTGGAACGAAGTTCTTCAAGATGTTACCCACTATGATCTCCTGTCAAAACTCAATGTCATTCCCTTTCCAGGGATTCGTTGAACAGCCTCTCGCGTTCTTCTGCCGGGAGACTGGCAAACAATTCCTTGCCGCCAGCCCCCTGGAAGTCTTCTATGCCGTATGACTTCTGAGGCTTGCTGCCGCCAGTCTTTGGCGTCGGCGTCACCTTTCGCACGTTGTCTACCTTGTCACGCTCGTTGACCCACTTCTTCATAATCTCACGGGCATCGGCTTCCATCTCATCCGCGTTCTTACCGCGGATTCTATCTGCGAGAAAAGGCGGTACTCCTAATTTGGCGACAACCTTATTCCGCTCCACCTCAAGGCGGAGCCTTTCGATTTCTTCTTTCTCGGCCACGCGCTGCTTTTCCCAATCAGCACGTTGCTCATTCAATTCGGATTCCCGCAACTCCAGTAGCTTGTCCTTGGACATGGTCGCTTCCTGAAGCTTGTTTCTCTCATTCACCAGTTCGGTGATTTTCTTATCCTTGCCCTGCTTGTCTCTGCGCTCGTCCTCCAGCGCCTTGGACGTATCAGCCAACAGCTTTTCAAGTTTCGACAACCGCTCTTCGATGTTCGGCGTCCCGTCCTGACCATCCTCATGCTCAGCACGATCGGCCCCCGTCTTATCGGCCATGATTTCTCCTTACCAGTATTTCGCGCCCTGTCGGAACATCGCCACACCCCTAAGTGGACCCCCGCCCGTGCTCAGGTCATAGGTCCGCCCAACAGCCTTAATCCCAGCGTTGTAAGCAGCACCAGCGGCAAGCTTGCGCTTGCACTCTGCCAGCTTGTACCTAATCCTTTGTTTCTTTTGCATTTCCGTTATCCTTCAAGTTTAGCGCCTTGTGGATTTCAAGGGCGCGATTCACCATCCAGTCATATTCCCGGTAGTCGGGGTCTTGTCCCAACTCCAGGTATTTCTTCTCGTGTTCCGTCACCAATTGTGAGAAGACACGCTTTGCATACTTCTGATTGATAAGGTCGATTAGGTAGTCTTCTATGGTCTTCTTTCCGTTCATCAGTCCTCCTTACTTCTTGCGGCGCTTGCCGCGTTTCTTGCGCACTATCTTTCCGCCGTACTTCTTGTCCCACTTCTTGGCTATGCCAGGGTGGTGAATGTGCATGTAGGCGCGCTGCTTTGCGCTACGGTACGGCATCAGTATTCCTGCCCGTAGACGTTCTTCTTGAGCCCGTGCTTGATTCTCCACTCGTCGAAGGTTTGGTAGTCTACCACCCCTTCATCACGCACCCGACGCACCTTCGGTCCATACCCCTTTATCTGTGGGCGCACACGACAGCGGCAGTTGATGTCAAACTCCGGCACCCCGCTCTGCATCGGCCCCGGCACCCACCCAATCCCCGGAACGTGCCATCCATCGTGCTCTTCGTCCTTGACCTTGCCGTCCAAGTGCCCGTGCTCCGGCCGCGTCCTGGCATCCAGCGTAGCATCCCATATCTCATCTACGTCGATGTCCAGGTCATCCTGCGCTTTCTTGATGACCTGCTGCTGTCCCATCACCTGCGCCCGCTGCCCCTCGGTACGGGCTATCGTAATGGCGTGAGAGGCGTTCGCATCGGCCACCTTCTTGATGGCCTTGGCCATCTTCTGGTAGGACTGGCCCTGTATCAGACCTTGCGTGATAGTGCGGTCAATCTGCGTGGCGAAGTCCATGCGCAACTTGCTCAACGCAATCTTGCGCAGGTCGTACCATGACGTAGCCTTGACCGCCGCCTCTATCGCCTTCTCGTTCAACAGCCCCCAACGCAATTGCACGCCCACCGCCTGGTCGATGGCCCACCCGTGCATGAAGAACGACTCTTCGTACTGCACCTCGGCCAACTTCTCGACAATCTTCCCGTTCTTGCTAAGTGTGGCCCCCATGATGCCCGTCAACTGCTGCTGTAGGTTCATCAGCCGGTTGTACTTGGTCATCTCGGCGTGCGTCAGCGCCCCGCCCGCGGCATACTTCTCGTAGACCTTGCTCAACTCCACCCGTATGGCGTCCAACGCCTCCTTGTAGTTGACAAGTATCTGCCGCTCAACAAGACTGATGTTCTTGTCCAGGCGAGCGTTGACCCACGCCTCAAGCTTCGCCAGGTCGCGCGTGCCGGCCACTACTCAGCCCCCGGCTCCTTGGCTGCTCCTTGTGGGGCTACCGCTGCACGCTGCTCGAAGTTGTCCAAGTCCACCTGCGCCTGCTGCTGCTGTTCCTTGTGCAACTTCTCAAGCTCTTCCTTCGGGTCAGCCACGAAGTCGGCAAAGTTCTCCAGTAGCGTCTCTTCCGACACATGGCCCGCATACTTCTCCAGCAGTTCCGCCATGAGCATGGTCTTATCCGGCTCGTTGCGGTCCATCACAATCTCAATCTCGTCGGCGTCGCCCTCCAGACCCATGTAGTCGGTGATGAGCTCGATGCGCCGCTTCAACCCACGCTTGAACGTCGCTTCCTTGATGCCCGTGAACAGTTCCATCAGGTAGATGAACTTGTCGATAGTCTCACCTGATGTGCCACCGCCCCACTTGAAGTCGTCCAGGTTGGGGATACCGCTGCCCCGGTGGATCTCCGCCCGCAGCTGCTCGCTGAGGTACTTGATAAACTCCACTTCGATAGGCTTGGTCAGGAACTCGATGGAGTCGTCCTTGCTCAACAGCGAGAAGGCGCGCTTGTGCTTGAGCTTGTCCACGTCCTCGGCGGTGATGGTGAAGCCCTTGGCCACCAGGTAAGCCTGCGCGAAGCGGTCGAACTCGTTCAGCGAGTCAGACATCAGCACGTCATAGGCGTCGATAAGCGACTGCACCGCAGAGAAGTCGCCAATCAGGTCTTCGTTGTTTTCGTAGACCACCAGCGGGGGCGCGCTGTACCCGTGCGTCTGCTCCCCCACCTTGAGCATCGGGGATTGGTCATGCACACGGACCCAGTCTTCCTTGACGTCCTCGTAGTAGACGCTGATATGCTCATCGTCTCCCACGGTGTAGAAGCGGATGAAGGCGCGCAGGTTGGGGATGATGTCGAAGTCATAGACGGGGATAGTCTCGGCCATCTCCGCCTTGGCAAACCGGGGCTCTGTCTCCAGGTAACCGGGCAGGTTGTCGATCAGCGTAGGCTCTTCCCGCAGGCCCTCGTTGTACAGGAGTTCGTACCCCAACCCGTGAAGCGATGTCTGCCACCCCATGCGGTAGGTCTGCATCGGCTCTTCGTTCAGGTCGAAGATTTCCGTAAGCGCCTCGAGGTATCCCGTGTTCTCGCTGGAGTACGTCACCAGCCCCGGCAGGAACATATAGCCAGTGATAAGGCTCAGGATGCGCCGGCCATAGGGCACGGGCAGTCTGTTGGTAGGCGCCCCCACCGGATAGGCACGATTCAGGATGCTGGGGTTGTTGCCCTTGCTATACTCTTCCCGGTCCTGTATCTCCGGCAACCGGTCCTGGCGGAAGTCCTTGATGATGTCGCTAATCTGCTCGGCTGTCAGCCGCTTGTCAAAGATGACTCTTAGTTTTTCCATCGTGGTCCTATCGCACTCGGCCATATCATCCTGGTGGCCGGCGGTGAAAAGTCACGCATCCGCGCCAGGTCTTCCAAGTACATCGCCCGCGTCACTTCGTCATCGGTGGGCACTTTGGGCGGGTCGGGTTTCTCCCGGCGCTTCACCAGGTCGCGGATGTCCCTCATAGCCCCACACTCGCCGCACTAAACTGCGCCACCCCACTGGGCGCTTCCATCTGCATCACCATGTACCGTAGGGCGTCCATGGCATGGTCGTTCTGCTTCAACGGCTCTTCCTTGTCGTTCCTGTCCGCCTTCTGGTCCTGCCAGCGGTAGGACTCCATCTCCCGTATGACGTTCTTACAGCGGCTTGAGACGAATAGGCGCGGATACCCGTCTCCCTGTACCACCAGCCGTGCCTTGACGCGCTGTAGGCCCGCCAGCACGTCCTTGCGGGCGTTTATCGCGAACACCCCACACTCCCGCAACTCGGCTATCTCCTGGGCATCGTGATCAGCAACAGTCCAAGCGTAGCTATGATTCCGGCCGTTAATGAAAGCAGCGTGCTCTTTGACAAGCGTCTTTGCCCGGTAATGCTCGTCATACACATAGAGCCGGCCGTCAGGATCAATAGCGCCCCAGAGACAAACGAAAGGATTCGTATAGCCGAAGTCAATTGCTCTCACCCTTGTCCAGCTGTCCGGCAACGGAAAGTCTTCGTACACATGCACGTTGCGGCTGAACTCCGAATACACCAGCCCCTCGAAGCTGACAAACTCGCCTTCTATCTCCTGCCGCGCATACTCCCCGACATAGTTGCCCTGGAGGGCCCGCAGATATGCCGGATCCAGGAACGTGTTGTCCCCGGTGCGCGCATGCACCATCCGGTAGTCGGGGTCTTCCTTGGCTATCCAGTAATCCCAGACCCAGTTCCTACCCTTTGGGGTAGTGGTAATCCAGGCGCAGGGCTTGTCTCCCTGCCGCAGGCGGCCAAGGATGATGCGCCACACCTCATCGTGCATCTGTGCGGCTTCATCAAGGTACGCCCAGTTAAGGTTAACACCTCGTAGCCGTTCGGGAGCATCA